TTATCTGCTAATTCAGTGATGAGAGGACGTTTAGACGCAAGAAGGACGCTGAAGAGCTTAGTTGCGGATTTGAGGTTTAGTTTTTGTGTTGTGATACTCCTGGCAATAGAGATTGCTGGGAGTATCTTTTTTTGTAGTTCTCAAGACATTACAAAAAAAGAAATTCCCTGCATATTTCCACAGGTTGCGAAATTTAATTGTCGGAACCATTATCGGAAGCCTATTTTCTACGGATTCATTGTCGCGAAAGATTATTACATTAAAAAAAAGAAGAAAATGGCTACATTGAAACTTAGAATCGTACCAGCAAAGAAGCTGATTGACGGAAGGCACAAGATTAGAATATCTCTGGCCCATAATTCCGAGACACGATATATTCCGACAGATTGCATCATAAATGATGAATCTGAATTTAAGGATGGCATGGTCATCGGAAGATCTGACGCTTCTACTATGAACGTAAAGCTGAGAAACCTATTGAACTATTATCAAGACATCATCGACCACACTTCTTTCATATCTGGGTACAGTTGTTCAGAGCTCAGGGAGCTTCTGGTCCGAAAAAGAGATTACAACAACGCAAAATTTTCGGATGCAATGACCGAATATCTAGAGGAATTAAAGGAAGACGAACGCAACAAATCAGAAAAACTGTATAGACTAGCCTGTAACTCCTTCATCCGAGAATGCGGTGATCTGTTCCTTACGATGATTACTCCACGTGACATAAAGAAGTTTCGTAAGAACCTCGAGAAACGAAGGCTGTCCCCCACGACCGTACGTATCTACATGACATTAGTCAAAGTAGTCGTACATTTTGCAGAGAAAAGGAAAATGTGCAAGTATGAAGATGATCCATTCGAGGATGTACAGGCACCTGCAGCCAATGTCCGTGAATTGGACCTGACAGTCGATGAATTGAAAGCCATTCGTGATATCAATCCCACCAAATATAATATAGGTGTAGCTAGAGACATCTTCATGTTATCGTACTATCTTGGTGGAATGAACCTGGTAGATATGCTGGAGGTGGATTTTCGGAAAAGCTATATAGAATATTATAGGCAGAAGACCAAGAACAAAAAGCAAGGCGAAAGTAAGACCGCATTTTCCATCCAACCGGAAGCTCGGGAAATAATCAAGAAATACATGAGACCAAACGGGAAACTCATTTTTGGCAAATTTGATACATTCGGGAAGGCATACTCTGTTATATCCCGAAAAATGGAAGCGGTTGCTGATCAGGCTGGGATAAGAAAAAGGGTTGTGTTCTATTCTGCCCGTAAATCATTCGTCCAACATGGATTTGATCTGGGCATTGCACTGGAAACACTGGAATACTGCATCGGCCAAAGCATGAAGACCAATAGACCGATCTTCAATTATGTCCGTGTGATGAGAAACCATGCAGACAATGCAATGAGGAAGATATTCGACAACCTACTTTAAAGTGAGAGTTAAGGCTATCGCTTCATTGGTAGCCTCTTCCCTCTCTTTCTCATCTTCAGAGGAAAGCCTATATATAAGGTCTGTATCTCCAGTAATAACAGACTTTACATTTCCTGATGTATCTGTTATAGTAAGTTCATAATGACCATAACCGATGAATTTCTTCGATAAGATGTAACGCATAGAAAAGATTTTACGGCAGGAATAGAAAAACGGTCCCGCTACCCGTTGCGTTACATATCCTTAGGGAAGGGTACAGTGTAGCCATTAAGCATACAACACGGGACGGAACCGTATATGAAGAAGCATCGGGCCACATTAAGTTGTCCGATGCCTAACGGTCAGGTCTTCCCTTCCCTATTAAAAATATGTAACGCACCACAAAGATGGGGAATTTATCTGAAAAAACAAAGCCCCAACCGGATTATTCTGGAAGGGGCTTTGTCTTTGATAATGCTCTACTTCTCAAAGGAGCTTTTACTTTTTGGACATTTCTTCCAAATTATCAGCAGCCCATCTTAAAGCCTGTATAAAAGTTTCCAATTCTGCATCTCCTCCCAACATGATCTCTACTCCTTGTTTATTATTCATCAAACGAATATTAATATCAGTTGAAGACAAATCCTCTAATCTAAAATAGGTTCTTGATCCATATCCAGAATCACCGCCACAATATCCATTAGTAGCGACCTTAACACCCAGTATGTTACAATTAACAATCTCCGTCTCTTTTGAGCTTTTAATAAGCTCTAAATCTTTAAAACTAGCCATATATATTTTTTTTAAGTTTAACGACACAAATGTAAGTAATAATCCATCTCGATATTCCCAAAATCAAATATTTTTCAACATAAATTAAAATCCCCGACACGCTTGCCGGGGACGCTGCTTTTCGCTTCAAAAGGGAGATAAATCTTACTTCATAGCACACCTCCTTCCTTTTTTTTGAGTTTATAAACCAATTTTCCTACAACTATAAGAACCGTGATAATCACTATCCCTATGGCCCAGCCACCAACATTCAGCCTGATCTTTTGCCACATAGTAATTTCTTTTTCTACTGGATATGGTTCTTTCACTTTCTTAGTAACCGTCACTTCTTTAGATGGCAGGTAGACCGTGTCCGGCTGTGTCTTCATCTTTGCCAGAAGGTTTCCCAGACTGTCAATAGTCAGCTGTGCCTGGGCGTTCTTGCTATTAGCGATATCCAGCCAGTTCAGTACGACTTTCCCGTTCTCGTCACATTCCAATAAGGCCCGGATAGTGGCGCTGTCTGGCGGTAACTGAACTTCCACCAGCTTCTCTACTACGACACTATCAGCCTTGCTTTCTACCGGAACATATTTCACGGTTCGGCAGGAACAAATCAGAATCAGGCACATGAAAGGAGCCAGCGCAATGTACTGGCTTACCTTCTTAATTATGTAGTCGTACAGGCTCATGGAAGCAAATCTTTGTATTCTTCAGCAGCATCAAAACACGGACACATTTTGATCCACTCGTTAGGCTCCACAATGCCGTCACCATCGAGATCAGGACTGGTATCACGGTGGCCGAGCACTTCTTTAATATCTGGGTACTGCTTGATCAACTTGGCGATCAGTTCGCGCAATGCTTTCTTCTGGGCCGGCGTCCGAGTATCAGCGGCCTTGCCGTGCGCATCCGTACCACCTACGTAGCAGATACCAATGGAATGTTTGTTGTAACTTAGCCCGCTGAACCCTTTACTGTTGCAGTGTGCCCCGTCTATTGTCAGACTGCGGCCAACCTCTACAGTACCGTCTAACCTAATAACGAAATTGTACCCGATCGTGCTGAACCCACGCTGCAGGTGCATCTGGGTAATTTCCTTCTTTCCTATATCCTGCCCAGCACGTGTGGCCGAGCAGTGAACTACGATTGCGTCTATCTTATTCATTTCTTCTCCTCCTTAATTAATAATCACTTGGCGGCTCCCTGTCTGGACACCCCCTTTTCTTACATTTCGTAATTTCAAGCGACTGGTTCTTTAATTCCAGTTCCTGATTTTTCTCCATCAATTCACGGATCCGTTGCCTGTCCTCGTTTTTCTCAGCATAAAGCTGGTCTATCTTTGCATCAAGTTCGTGAACTTTATTTTCCTTCTTCTCGTATAGCTCCTTCCATTCAGCCGCATAACTGGTGATATTGTCAGCTTCAGCCTTGCGTGCGGCTGCTTCTTCCTTGCGCTTTTTCTGGTCATAGAACATGAATGATGCCAGCAAAGGCAGCAGGATAGTAGTAACTATCCCGCCAATAATATTGGATATTTCACTCAGCTGTTCCATACTTACTCCAGCATGATGTCCAATGTATCCAATTTGTTCATCGGCCATTCATTCTCCTTGGCCAGTTTCAGAACCCCGTCTTCGGAAAGCTTGTCCAAAGTGATATCTACTTCTTTGTCCAGTTCCGGCTTACAGACAGCATCTACCTTTTCTTGATATGCTTTGAAGCTTTCATTAACGAACTTACGTTCTTCAGCGGACAGTTCCTTCCACTTTCCTGCCTTTTCCTGCAACTCTTCAAAGTTGTCCGGTTTGAACTTCTCCTGCGCATCCTTCAGCAAAGCGTCGTACGATTCAACGTGGGGACGCATAGCCTTCCGGTTTTTGATAATTTTGATTGCGTCCTTGTCATCCATTGTTTTGATCTTGGCATCATCCAGCATTTTATATGCTATCACTAATTTCTCCAGTTTCATAATTCCTGTTTTTTAGGTTAGATAATTGAATTAGATGTAATTGTATCATTGAAGGTTTTGAACGCTTCAGCGATCTTCTGGTTAAGGGAAGCCATCGCTTCGGAATATTCCTCGGAACTGGCATTCCCGTACACGTTAAATGAATTGGAAATATTGACAGATCCTATCTGTTCTCCGGTATCGGAAACTACATTATAGCTTGCTGATGTGTTACTGCCGGATTCCTTTCCGTTTGAATCGTAATTCACCTGCTCATTGCGGTTGTTGATCACTAATTTTACTTGTTTTGCCATAACTATAATTTTTAAAGGTTATCCTATTTTTAATGTCTCGACCCTGCTTGAAACTAAATATCTTTCCACGCTAGATACTTGGTACCAAATTTCGACTCTTACTTCTTCTGATCCTGATGGTAATGCAACAATGCCTAATTGTGTCCACTTGAAGCTCAATACAGGGTTAGTCTGGCCACCCTTAGTATACTGCCAGTTGGTAATGTACGGTACATTAACATCAGTTGATGATACTCTGATCTCATAAGTAATATTATTATCCGGAAGTCCGTCTGTAAATCTGAATGAAACGTTGAAACCAATCTGAGTAACATTACTAAACTGGTCAGCTTCAAACGGCTTATACGGAAGATCTCTTTTAAATATACATTTTACTCCGATGCACTCAGGAACAGTTACACCGGCGTAAGTTGATGCAAGCTGACTTACATCCTGCCATTTTGTTGCTAAATTCAGAGATCCGTTCTCACCATTAATATAACGAGTTAAGAATATAGTAACGGTTCTCTCCTTGTCCGATTGCAGAGCTGATGGAAAGTCCGGTGCAATGAATCTCGAATACCATGTATTGTTATGCTTAATGGTAGTAAAAGATCCTGTGCTTTCGTTTTTCAAAGCCCTGGCATATCCATCTACTAGAACACACGGATATGCATTGGCAAAAGTCAAAGATCCGTCAGTTGAAAGAAACTTACTGATGTCTACTCCGGTCGTATTTACTCCATTGGTATCTACGTCAAGACGTACCCTAAATGAAGATGGTGCGCTCCAGTCAATTGTAGTAGTATCTAGATACCCTATAAGATTTGGCTTTGCAAATCGGGCATAGCCTCGGAAATCTCCTAATCTATAAGGAGATCCGCTACCACCTTTTGGAGTGCCTACATATTCATAGTTAGCTGTATGCAGCTGGCTTAATTTTAAATTCACCGCCCCCTTCAGACCATAAAAAATGCCTTGCAGCTTATCTTCATTAGCTCCGACAAACTCTTCTTCTGTTAAAGTGAACTGGCTGGGGTGATTGATAGGCTTATGCTTACTCCACTTGTTTATTCCGGACGTTGTCTTGAACGCTGTCTCGGCAACATTACTGACTGTACCACCTGAAGCATTTAACGTATCACGGATATCATCCCACTTTAAATTTGTTGTAGGTAAAATTTCATATACTGCCATTGTTAGCCCTCCTTAATTTTAGTGTAACAAGTTAAATTACCTTCGACCTTAAGGTCTCCTAGTACAACAACATCACCTTTAATAGTGACATTGCCATAGATAACACCTTCATGCGGAAGGTACACTTCTTTCTCAACCACCTTTTCAATTACCTTTTCGGTTGGGATGTCGAGCTTAAATACCCGAATCATCCAAAGTACGAACTTCTTCATAGCCTAGCTTTTTAAGTTGTTTTTTTAATATGACTATTTCTCTTTCAAGTTTCTTGATTTTCTTATCGGTTCTTGTTTCATAAGTTAGCAAGTGTCTAGCGGTATGAACCGCAAACGTATATGCTACTGTTGCATAGTCCATAGATAGGAAATTATCATTATCATTAACGGCCCACGGAAGTATCTTCTGTGTGTATTGTGCAGATCCTCCCAAGTTCAGTCTATTTTGATTCATATTAGGTCTATTCCACCGATACACAAATGAAGGTGCTTCTGCTATTTTATTTAATGATAATAACATAACAGGATGAATGATTGATTTGTATCGTATATCTGATCCATAGAATGAACTACCGCCAGTAGCAAGAATGTTACCTTCAATATATAGTTTTTGTCCTGCACCGTCTAGCGTCATAAGCATTCTCATAGACCTACTACTGCCTTCGTATCTATATACTCCAAAAGTCATTTCTCCCCAGTCGTTGTTATAATTACGCTTGCTTCCAATTATATAAGATGTAGTCCATCCACTAGCTGCTGAATCATACCATCCTAATATATTTCGTATATTACCGGCTGGAATACCAGCAATACTTTCCGACATAAACCTACAACTAAAAACCTCAGAAGCATTATTTATGTTATTTGCAGCATATCCACCTCCGGCAGTTCTATAAGATCCGTTACCAATATAAACTGATTTTTCATTAGTCGATCTTAAAAAATTACTATCGGACATATACCATCCTCCACCCCATTTTTCGTTATACCATCCTGTATCTCCAGTACTTCTAAACGAATTACTTGCTACATAAGAATTTGCATAAACTTTATTATCTGTTCCTATTGCTAAAACATTACCTGCTGATGTAAATAATTCGATTCCTCCATATCCGGATATAGCTATAACATTATTTCCGTAGTGGGCCATACCATACCACGGCAAGCCATCGTGATTATCAGAAGGATTGTACGCAAATACTTTAGCATTAATAGTTCCACCTATGGTGTTTATATTACCAACATTATCTAAATTTCCGCTTACATTTCCGGTTCCATCAAAGCTACGTCCCCATAATGTACGGGCAGTTTTTAACTTCGTTGCAGAAGCCACATTGTCTGTTATAAAAGCTAATTCATTCCATCCTAGCCAATTATCACCGTTATCTCGTAGACTTCTGTAATATATTCTATTGGCATTATTCCAGCTAAGCAATAATTCTCCAGCACCACCACCTTTTACACTTAATAAGTTACCGTAAGTTGTTGGATAACCATTGTTATACACTTGATAAAGTCTTACACCACTAGCAGGGGAGGTATTACCAGTAGCAGCGGTTTTATTACCTTGAGAAGTAAGACCTAGAACATTTGCATTTAGAGTTACATTTACAGATCCGTCTAAACTTACAGATCCGGATAAATACGAACCTAGCGTTATAGTTCTAGCTGTTGCCCATTTACTTGCCGTAGCTGCATTTCCTGTAATTCCTATACCCCATGTACCACTAGCACCACTACCCGTTTTAGTTGGTGCGTCTGTAATTCCATACCCGGCCAATGTAGTCGGTTTGCCGCTGGTAATATTGCTCCATGAATGGTTATGACTGCTTGCGGCCGCACCGATCCCGGCCGGAGTTATATTGATAGTCTTAGCCCCGGTTGCGTTATAAGTAAACTGGTTCGTTCCTTCTGTTGTTCCTCCGTTTAGCTTTACCACTAGATTTTGCTTACCCGTTACTTCCGAAATAGTCGGCCAGCGAGTCACGTATGCAGACGGAGCAGCCTTTAATAATGCATCCCAATTAGCGTGCAGATCCGAAATAGTTGCTATACTTACAGCCGTTAGCCATGCAGGTTTTTGTGCAGCTAGAACAGAATCCCAGCTAGAATGCAGGTCAGTGATGTTTACGATGTTAGTCGGGAATACAGAAGGTTTTCCGGATATATTATCCCATGCCACATTACCAGTTTCGCCACCTCCTACCGCGACAAGTTTGCCGTTTTCTTTTTTAATAGTGGTACCATCTACTACCACCCCATCCATGACTGTAGACACGGAAACCGGATCTATTGCATACATAGTAACACCCCCTGTTACGGCTAGATTGCCCTCCAGCGTAATTACTCCGTCTGAGGTTTTATGCAGGCGGATTCCATTAACATATACACTGTCTGTTGCTTTTAAATTGGCACCCGTAAATGTGCCGGTACCCGTAATATCTGTTACGCTGGTCAGTGCGCCAGTTACAGGCTTTGTTCCGTCAAAGGATTGTCCCCAAATAGTCCGGGCCGTTTCAAGTTTAGCTGCCGAGTTCGCGAATAAGTCAGCAATGCTTTTCGTTGTTCCTCCTACCGTGATAGAAATGTTAGTCGCTGAGGATGAAGTCAAAGCTGTAAATAAAGCAGTCTTATGTGTACCGTCCAACAAATCGGCATCCAGTCCGCTATTAGAGCCATCTACAGTTTTCAATTTGGCCAAAACATCAGCTGCTGTATATGCGGAAGATTCTAACTTTGCATCCAGTGAATCCTGTAAACCCGATATTTTTGATATTTCTAAGGTTGGTATGTCTGCTGCCGCTAGTGTTTTACCGCTGACAGATGTTACATGTCCTTGATTATTAACTGTGATAGCGGACAAGACTTTTCCATTAGCGGCTGTGATGGTAGTAGCTGTAGCCGTAGGATGCGTGTAATTGTTAAATGTAGCCCCTTTGGTCAGAGTAAGAGTGTGACCGCTAATAGATGCAGCAGTTACGGCATTACCTGTTCCGGTAACACTGACAGCATTAATTCCATCTGTTATACCATAGCCAGCTAATGTTGTAGCTTTAACGGCATAGTTTTTCCCGGACACCCAGCTTTCAGTAGCGTAGCCAGTTAAGGCCGTAGTAAGGTGCGACTTATTAATCTGTTCCGTGGTAGATCCGGCTAATGCCGTCCACATGGCAGACTTATCAAAGGATGATCCGCTACCCTCTTTTGCTTTCAACACTTTAGATCCTTCCACTTCTTGCCAGTAGATTGTATCGTTGTCTATGGGCAGTCCGTCATAAATTGAAGCGAAAGAAACGCCATCAGACGCATACGTTGTGAGACCACCTGTTAATGCCAGATTTCCTTCCAGCATTAGCGCACCATCCTCCAACTTCCTCAGCTTAATTCCAGCAATAGTAACCCAGTCCGATACTGCCAGCGAAGGTGCTGTAATAGCTCCGGATGCCTTGATAGCGGCTGTATTCAGCACAGAGGAAAATGTCTTTTCCCCAGTTATTGTCTGCTTGGTTCCCAGTGTTACGAAAGTACTATCTACATATTTTTTGTCAGCTTTTGTTTCAAGTATTTCCGCGAGATTATCCGTTTCTGCCATTCCGGACAAAAACGCTTCCAGTTCCTTCCATTTGTTTATGATTGTATCAGCATCAGAACCTTCCAAGAAGTCATTCAGCTTATTAGACACAGCATTTAAAGCCTCAGTAGTTGCATAGTTCTTGCTGGCCACCCAACTTTCGGTAGCGTATCCTTTTCCTGTTACCCAGCTTTCAGTAGCATATCCGGCCAGTGCGTTAGTAATATGCGACTTGTTGATCTGGTTGTCCGAAGATCCGGAAAGTGCAGACCACATGGCATTTTCATCGAAGGAACTTCCTGCACCAGCATTTTTTATGCGAAGTACATTGTCAGATCCTTTTGTGATAGTTTCTTCATCAACAGTTACGCCGTCCATAATGGTAGATACGGATCTACCAGCCGAAGCATAGAAAGTCATTGCTCCTGTAACAGCTACATCTGCATCAATGTAAACAACACCGTTTTCTTCGTAGATCTTTTTCTTTGATTCTCCGACTGAGAGACCGGCAGTGAAATGCTTTAATGCTGTTATCTCCTGCTCGGTATCAATAGTAACATATTTTGAAGCGATCTCTTCTTTCGTATAGAAAGGCTTTTCACCAGTAATATCAGACCATGAATAGGATGGTTTTGTATCTTCAATCCATGAAGGCTTACCTGAGATATTATCCCACTGAACTGAGCCAGCCTCACCTCCCCCTCCTTTTGCTTTAAGCACCTTGGATCCATCTACTTCATGCCAATAGATTGTATCGTTGTCAATCGGAAGGCCATCGTAAATTGAAGGAACATTAATCTTATCGCTTGCATACATAGAAAGAGCACCAGCAGATGCAATGTTGTACTTTGTGTAAATATAGTCTAACCCATTGCTATCCTGCTTTAGTTCGAAGTAGTTATCTATTGATTCTGGAGTCTTAATATACTCTAGTATCCCTTCAAACAATCTCCCTATTCGCTCTGCTGAATTTTCACCTTCTTTAGTTGCGTTGCGAACGCTGCTGGCTAATTCTTTCAATGTATTTAGCGAATCTTTCATGACTAATCTCCTATAATTCTAAAAACAGTTCTATTGGCTTTTATTTTCCCATACCCTTTATAAAGCGGGTACTCTTCCTTCCTGTCATCAAGGAACATTACACACTCCTTCAGATATCTGTCAGCGATGGAAAACGCATCATTATAAGCCATTACCTTCTCCTTCATATCTGGACGAGTGCTATATTCATCCTCCTTCTGCACAAATCCATATCTAGTTACGCTCCCATCACCATTCTTCACGATTCGTGCATAGGTATAATATGCCAATGCGGTCTTAATACCCATGAACATCTTTTTCTCTCCACGCTTGTCTTCATATGTCCCCCCCTCAAGCAGAATCACGTATTTCTCCGGATGCTCTTTCACATCAAGGAATAGGGAATCCCCAAGAGCTGATTTGATATCAATATTCTCAGACTCCCGTATATACGTTTCTATCTTGTCTTCATCAACATGCACAGACATACTACGGGATAAAGTGGAAACCTCAAGCGTTGTTATCAGATACTCCTGCATTTCTTACATACTTTAATGGTTGTACACTAAAATCCATTGACTGGTTTGCGACCTCAAACCAGTAGCGGAAAATACGGTCAAACGTGCGCTCTATCAAGCGTTGTTGCTTGCTGACAATAGAATTATAATACTCAAATGCATCCTCCAATATATCTCCAGAAAAGCCCACTTTCCCGATACGAATACAATACCACGGCTCCTGCCCATAAGCGGAATAAATTCGCTCTACCACGCTCGCATCTGTAACGGTAAACTCCTTATCATAATTCTGTGTAGTGAATGGGATAAATTCAGGCATTTCTTCGTCATTTTCAAGCGTTACCTCTATAAGCTTCAGAGAATTAGTATCACCCTGTAGCTTTACAAGGCTATCAGAGAACCCGTCATCCTCCGGAATCTTTATTTCATTACCTTTTTCATCGTATCTGACACTATCCGAACCTTTCTTAGTCACGACCATACCGGACGGAAGAAAGTTATTCCGCACATTTCTGTACTTTACGTTGGAAAGTCCCTCATCCGTGCTCATTTCCGTAATGACACGGTCAGATTTACCTATCGGATAAGTCTGTTTCCCAGCCATGGACACCCATAACACCTGCCCTTTGTAATATTCAATACCACCGGCAGCTTCAATCTGTGCCAGGACAACAGATTTCAGCGGATTAAACACATCGATATAATCGATATTCTCTTTAACGACGCGAATCTTTTTCCCTTTCCTGGTTTTCATACCGCTCCAGTCCGGATGCACGGCAATCTTTGCCACATATCCGTTATCATCTTCCTCCACCAAACGGCAGTTCTCAAATGGGATATGCTGAACTTCCACAATCTGGCCCAGAATATTATAATTTACATGAACAGCTATTCCATTGAAGTCAGCCATATCCCGACATACCAGTGAATGTATGTCATCAGCCGTATCTCCTTTCCGGTTTACCACATACTCAGAGAAAGAAACCTCACGGAATCCGTTACCTTCAATAAAATCTGCGAAACGGTCCGCACATTCACTTCCGGTAGAACTCGCTGCAATGATATTTCTTACCGTCTGCGGATAGAGGTTATCATCCCCGTAAGACTGTATTCCAAGTTGCTGCAGATAGCGTATATCTACCCTTACACTGCTCTTCTTTCTAAGCTCCTTTACTTTCATAATTCCGTGAGGTTTTAATTTATTCAGCGCCTTCTACCGCTTCTCCGTCTTCATCGGTCTGTCCATCAGTAGATTCATGATCATCCCCATTCTCACTGCCTTCTTCACTTTCTTCCGGATTCTCCTGCATATCAGCAAATACTTCCAGAGCCTTGTTTACGTGAGCTGTCAGGACTTTTTTTGTAATATTCTTTCCGGAGATTTTATAACCCTTGAACTCTTCCTGAATTGACTTGCTTGAAACTCCATCCTTCATAGCTTCCACCATGAGAGAAACAAGCTCGTTATTAATCACCACATTTCCAACCTTTCTGGACTTTACTCGTTCCTCCCAGTCATCGGGTTTCTTTGAGAAATACTTAATGTTGTCCGGGTATTTCGCCAGATACTTCTCTGCAGCTTCATCAGTAAGATTGGCATTCGTGTACATTTCCGCGCTTCCAAATCCCATCTGAAGGAGAACGCCATTCTTCAAACCGTATTCTGATTTTTCTTTCATCTTTCCGTTCTTGTTAAGATACACACTCATTTCTATAACCGCATCATGATAGCAATCGCTACAAGATGTACGGGCAAACTTCTTGTCAAGGACAAGCGTATACAGATTCTCAATCTCTACCTTGTCAGAAGAAGAGAGGGAAGCAATGCTTCCCAACTCTTTCAACCTATTAACCACATCTATCACTTCCATATCAAGCTGCTGGTGATGTCAATGTATCGATAGCCGTCTTGGTCGTTTCATAGTCTGTCTTGTAAAGGAACAAAGCAGATTTTGGTACCTTAGTTTCCTGTAAGGATATGGACCAGCCGCCATCGGTTTCTTCAGAGTATTTATCATTGCTGATTTCGGCAGCCTTCAAGCCTTGGTAGTAACCATAAATCTGGAATGCGGAATCACCCGGATTCTCTTCTTTCTGCAAGTTTTTTGCCTTGTTCTCCAAGATTACCACATATTCACCGTTTGCCAGTCCGTCAATAATGTCAGCACACACGTCCGGATCATTAGCAAGAATCACTATGTTCACCGTATTGGTAAACGTATTCTGATAGGTACCGACAGCAAGTGCCGTATTCGTTCCGGTAAACGGAGTGCTTCCAGGCACAATAACCTTATAGGCTTTCTTACCTTCCTTCAACGCCAGCGTTTCAATTACATTTTTACGTGTTGCATTGAAAGCTACCGTAGCAAAATCCACGTCCTTCCGGTTCATGATAACACCTTCCTGCTCGACTCCAGGAACGAGCGGATCATCGCAATTCGCCACGATATCTCTTTTTATTGCATAATCACAAATTCCTGACATAATTCCTCCTTTCATCAATAAGCTAACTGAAACAAATCATCCTGCCCAATCTGTGTTCCCATCTTACCAGTAGAGTACAAATAATTCATACGGTCTTTTTTATCAAACCAAATGTCCAATTCTGAAATCAAGTCATTTGCTGGGGTACCTACCAGCATTTCACGAGGAGAACCAAACACAGCACGATGAGGAAGATTAAGTTTCGTTCCGTCATTCTGGTATTTCATAATCATTCTATCCCACACCGGAATCTGGTATACAGGAACACCATTATACTCTGTCACTTTCATTCCTCCAAAGATCTGTTCCCATGTAAGGATTTCCTTATATTCACGCTTCAAATCTTTTGTCAACGCATCTGCAAGTGTTTTAGTACAGAAAATACCAGCACCCGGCAAACCTGCGATTCGAGCATCAGCATTTTCAAGCATCGCATCGAAGATTCCGATTGCGACTCCAGACTCCTTCAACTTGCTAAACTGCTCGGCCATCGTTGCTTCACTATTAGCTGCAATAGCTGTTTTTTGACCTGCACTGGAAGTTCCAATAGTAAAAAGGCGTTTCCACAAGCCATCGGTTGTTTTAAACAACTCAGTATCAGTTCCTGTAGACAAGACTCCAGATTCAGAATGAAGTTTTGCATCCTTATCTGAGAACCATACAAAGCGCCACATCATGTTCATCATTGCATCCTTCAGTGCTGGATATACAATATCATCCATATATTCAGTTGAAGTGAGATCACCGATTTCTGTCCCTGTTTTCAGACAATATTCTGCAATAGTATTAATCAGATCTGTATAACACCATTTTAAAGGAACTTGCCAATCACCAATCGACCATTCTTTCTCCAGAAATTGAATGGTTGCATTTTTATAGCTTGGATTACAACCAGATCCGGCCCAACCGACATCACTCATTGCTCCGCGATACCCAATTTTTTCACCATTCTTTGCATTCTGTACAAGAGTGAAGAAACGTTCCAATTCAGGATCAGTAAACGTCTCTGCAATAATCAAGTCTCTCAAATTACGAATCGCACCATTATCAGGTGTCAGATTACTTAACTGTTCCCACGTCATCTTTTACCTCCTTTTCTTTTTTCTCTGATCTCATCCAATTTCTGTTCAATCTTACTCGCATGCTTTGTTTCAGGCTTATTGCCGTAAGTGGTCGTACGTCCCGCTGGAATGTACTTACTTGCGGCCGCTTTAGTCAGCTTTTCAATACCTCCAGCCTTTGCTACCGCATCAAGTACCTTAATTTCATCCTCCGTCTTGGCATTCGATTTAAGGTCGGCCACCTCCGACTCCAGTTCATCAATGCGTGCCTTCAATGCCTCTACGTCCTCATCTTCACTTCCTGGCTCACGAATTTCCGTAATCACACCTTCTTGAACAACTACCGTTCGCCCATCTTCAAGCACAAACTCGCCATCAGGAGAAGCCGGATCTCCAACTTGAATATCTCCCTCTTCACGTTCCACATTCAATTCTTCCCCAGTAGAGGTAGTTATAACCATACCTACTGCCGGAACATCTTCAATTTTTGCGTAACCGCACTTTCTCAGGAGACGGCTAAGCAAAGTTGATTCAACCTTTACTTCCTTTTTCGACATAATATTTGTTTTAGGATTAATAATGTTTTCTTCTTTCTTCGCTGAAATAGCCGGAACTATCGAAGAAATGAATCCGAGTTCAATCGCCTTCTCTGGGCCGAACCAGCTATCCGTTGCCATCTGTGTCTCCAGCACATCTCTATTTTGCCCGGTACGCTCCACATACAGGTCCAGCATCTTTTGTTTCTCTGCTCTGAGGTCTGCAGCAATGGATTCAAGCCTTTCAGGAGTAACCTTCCCTTTCAATAATGCTCCATCACCATATGGATCATGTATACAGAGAGATGAATGTGCGTATGCTGTTCGTCTTTCCAATGGAGCTGCAAGCAAAATCACTGTAGCCATACTCGCACATGTACCCACAACCTTGCAAGAAATCTCCTTACCGGAAGCACGTAGAGCATCATAGATTGCATACCCTTCCACACAGTCCCCTCCACAAGAATGGATTTCAACATCAATACGATTATCATTTCGATCCATCCAATCCATGAAATATTGTATATCTGTGAAGGATATGCTATCCTCACCGGAAAGCCAATACTTTGCCTTATCCGAGTCAGGAGCAATGTCTTTGTTGATAAATAGTTTAGCCATATCTCGTAATTGTTTGAAACAAAGGTAAGAAACAAGATACGGCTATAAGAATTTACGAAGTCAATAACACTGACACGCCTTGTCAGCAAAAAATTAGGGTGAGCTCCAGCCCACCCTAATCAATTACATTTCGATTTCCTGTGAAAATCTATTCACAACTCTATATATAGTCCTTTCATCCACATTGTACTCATCCGACAGATACTGGATTATATATGTTTTTTTATGCCCCTCTTTATTCAGCCTAATGTACTCCTTGTACAATTCGATGTATTTTACATCATTAGGCTTTATTTGCAGCTGGGTCATCTGTTCTAATACACTTTTATGCGTCACCACAAATTCATAGGCTCTCATATACTACCCAAATTCTCCAATACTTTTACACGATTATTAACTCTGGTTATCTCCTCAACAGAAACCACAGGACGTATAGCCTGAACTCCCTTTGCGACTGCTCTGGCCAGCATATCCTCTCCAAGAGTCTGACTACTTGTCTGTGTTACGTTGATAGGCACTCCCCCTCCCATCTGATTAAATGATGAAAGCAATGGAGCAAACATTGAGGTGGCTCTGGCCGTCATTACCGACTCACCGTTACTCAGCTGGGCAGGTATGCTATCACTGGTTCCGGTTCCTGGTCCGGTAACTAAACCACCTGTTGCAAATTTAGCACTTTTTACTGTATTTATTGCTGTTGCGATATTAGCAAGTATAGTAGTTACAGTAGTTGCAATTGCAGCAATATTAGCAGGGAAAGGCACTGATTGAGCTTGAGCTACACCTGCAGCTATTGCTTTACCTGTATTTATCGCAATTTCTGCAAGAGCTAATGTTTTACTCAAGATAGCAAATCCCTTATTTGAATCTCCTAATGCTTCAAAAACAGATGATAATCCAGATGCAATCGAACTTATGGCTTCATATTTCGCCTGCTCAATCTCTACTTCCTTTTCTGCAATAGCTTTCTTTGCATCAATGTACTCCTGATTGGCTAAAAGCTTACGATTTAGGAACTCCTGCTCACTCTCCCCTTCTTGCTGCTGTATACTATTCAACAATTCTAGTTTTTGGGCAGCCTGTTCCTGCAATATATCCAGTTCACTTGCACCCGACTGCTGAAGTTGCATAATCTCGTTTTCCATTCTCACCCGTACGGCTTCCTGCTGTTTCTCCGAGATCTCTTTTTCATGCTGTGCCACCAGATCATCAATCTGTCTATTATATTTATCTACAATGGCCAGCTTCATCTGTTCGGTCAGTTCCTTGTCAGCAAGCTCGGCATCACGTTGTACAAGTAGCTGCTGCATCCTAAGCTGATATTCCTGCTCACTACCTTTCTTTACTGCTTCAAGTTGTAAAGAAATTAGCTTGCTACGGTTGTCTATCTCTTTCTGTAACTCCTCCTCAGACAGCTTTTGCAACTCAGCAGCCTTCTTCTGTTCCAGGGCTTTTATCTGGTCGTTGATAGCCTGCCGGGCTTTTACAGTAAGGTCAGTTTCTGTATTCAGTCTTGCGCGTAAATCTTCTATCTGACGGGAATAAGTGAATTCTATTTCTTTACGTACCTGCTCACGCTTATCTTTAACGAGAGCCAGCATGGCATCCTCTGCCGCTCTTACCGCTTCCACCTCTTTCTGCTTTGAAGCAATGGCAGCATCCGATTTTTCCTTTTCAGCAGATTTTATTTCGTTTGCCAAAGACACCTCACGACCAAGTAATTCACCTCTTTTATCCTGATAGTCGGTTAAAGCATTATACATCTCCACCTCAGCCTGAGCAATAGCATCATTGGTTTCCTTGGTATTCTCAGCCATCGCATTCTGCTGTACCATCAGTTCATATCTTCTCTTAGCCAGTTCATAGTTCTTCTTGCTGGCTTCCTCCTCCAGCCTATTAGCTTCCCTGATGGCTTCCATACGCTCCTTCGCAGACACATTCAGCTCATCATCGGCCTTTGCCTTCAAAGTAGCTATCTGAAGAGCATTCTTTGCATTCTGCACCTGCAGGTTTCGTGTGTCTCTATCTATTGCCGCCTGCTCCTTTGCCATAGTAATATATCTCTCATACTCCTTGTTTACCTCTGCCACATATTTGCCAAGTACAGGAAGTTTCTCAAGCTGTTTCGTAATCCATTCCATCATCTTTCCACCCGATTCCACAACAGAAAGTATCCCACTTGCAACAATCTGCAACACCTTGCCCACAGCATCCAAAACCATTTTCAATGGAGCAAGAACAGCATTCCATCTGCTTGTATTTTCCTCACTCGATTTAATACCTTTAGCTACAGCCATAATCACCACGGAAATCGCAGTAAGAATAGCAACAATCGGGTTGGCCAACAATGCAAGAAGTGTCTTTGAGAAATTCTTCACGGCAGCACCTGCTGCCACAGCACCCGCCTTTACACTTCCCATCTCATCCTGAGTCTGTATTAATGTTCCAATAAACGGAATATTACTAGCAACCGCACTCTTAATCGCTTCCTCGTAGTTACCCACATTCCGATAATACCTCTGCGTTTCCTCCTCTCCACCTTTCAAAGCATCCGTAACCTCGTTTATCTTATTTTTCAGTTCATCACCCCGAGCTCCTTTTCTTTCTGCTTCCGACAAGGAGTCATATTCAGCTGTCAAATTCGATAATTCAGCCCGAAGAGCTCTCAAACTTCCCTCTTGCTCCTTTTCCTGCTTAATCTGATTTTGCACTGTCTTGTTAATAATACGTATTGAGTCATTATAGTCCGCAACAGCTATCTTTGATGCAGCCATTGCTTCATTGTACTGCTGACGGGAAATTTCCCCATCCTTCAGCTGCTTCTTCAAGTTCTTTTCTGCTTCCCTAGCCGCATCAATCTTCTTCTGATATTCCGCTATCGCCTTAATAGCATCGCTGTAATTCACCCTAATATCTAAAATCTTTTCTACCTTCTCTGCCATAGCTTAATCCTCCAACTGAAATAATTCACATTTACAAATCCCATTCTCACCAACTTGTATACTAACGATTGCATAATATTTTCCATACTGAGACAGATATACAGGTATGGACATATCCAAATCTTTAAGATCAACCTCTCTTATTCTAATGCTCACATTTATTACCTTTTGTTCTGCGACAATAGATTTATATCCCTTATAATTCTTATCTATAAGTTCCGGCCAAGATAACCCGATAAATGTTGGCTTTGTACTATTTACAGACGGAAGAAGCAGAATTCTTGCATCATCATCCTCGTCGTACTGTAAGTTACCCTCATCATCATATGTATAAAGCGGGATATATGCTTTATCTCCATTGGTTTCAGTAGGAATAAATGGTAAAGTTATCGCTTCCTTTTCCAAATCCAGCGTTTCATCATTTACTTTAATAATGCCACTATACTTCCCATAATCATCCTCATCGTATGCGTACACATTATTTTGCGCAAATTCACTGTAAGAAAAAGACATGGATATTGGTCTGTTATCCATATAAGTAGATACCAGATATTTACTCCAATCATACTTTCTGCTTTTATTCTCAAGGATATATTCAATAGGATAAAACTCTATTTGATTGTCATCTCCAGGAATGGCAAACAATCCCAACATAGACATAACCCCCTTAATGAAATCAATCTGCTTAATGTCTGGAAGATTAGGTATGTAATAATAACGGTTATTTATTGTATCATCCCCTGAAGCTGGAGCCGGAGTTGGAAATGCAACCGCCTGTATTGTTATACTTCCAGATATGTCTGTTACAGTTGTTGCACTAGAAGCTATTCCTGTAAGATAAAAATACATAAGATGATTACTACCTGTACAATCCAATACATCTGTTTCAGAATCGATTTCTATCACATAATAGTCTCCTTGAATAGTCCCAGATGCACTAAACAAGGTAAACATATCATCATCACCATATCTACGCATTAAATAACCAGTCAAAGACAAATTTTCGTATTCACCGGAAACCTTAAACTTCATTTGCCCAGAAACTCTGTACTTCGTATTCTTAAATTTGTTACGTATCCCTGAGATGAATGTTCCACTAACTTCATTTGTAAGATAATGTGCCGCATAATAGAAATTATCAATTTCCCGACTTTCAAATAGAACAAAATATCCTATCGGACTATCGAACCTATATGACCTGTTGGCAAAGACAAGTTCCTCAGCGCTCCCTTCAGACACGATATCAGAATCATATCTTGTGGTCAAAGGAATGATAAGCCTATCCAACATATCACTTCTACTATGAATATTGAACGTTACCCCACAATCCTCTTGTATTCTCTGAAGTATTGACTTCACAGACATACATGGATGATACCATATCGTTTCATCCGTATCTTTAAACCCATAGTCAATATAATACATGGGAGGGAAAAAAGCTCCGGAACTAGGTCTTATCCAGCTAATATACGACGTTTCATCATAAGATAGATCCCGCAATGTCTTATTGTCATTCACTATGCTTGCAAATTTCGTAACATTGCCCCATGACAATGCGATATCAATTCCATCATTAATCTCAAGAAGAGAAACATTTCCCTTGCTAATCAATTCAACTCCATTGCGCACATATCTACCGGCATGATTTATTCTCGGGAACCTTGTACTACATGAAGGTATATGCGCACCTTCAATTACCCTTTTGTTTCTAGCTGTCAATGGTAGATTAATGGTATAACTATTATTGCTTACAATCTTACTCACATCAGACAAGAAATTGCTCTTGTAAGACAATGTTACATTCGTACCACTTCCTAAATCAACAGGCTTATTGTCTATGTACAATTCTTCTTTCATAGCTTCTGTGTGATTATGTCCGGCAATACTATTGAAAACTCTATATCCTGCAAACTCTTTCCTTCATCAGAAACGGTAGAATTATCGATTCTCACAGGAATCCATACCCCATCTTGATACATATCTACCATAGGAGATCCGATAATCGTTCTAATCATCGAATAATAATCACGATCTACCAATGAGGCACATATTCTCATGGTATTAGCAACCTCCATACCCTGCATACGAGAAACTCCATAATACCCTCGTCCTCCGACCTCATAATCCTGATACAATTGTTCCCCATATTGATTTGACTTCATATCATCCTGACCTTTAGAAAAAAGCCAATACTGATAAAAGCCATGGCGGTCTATCCAACGCAAATAAACACCATTGCCACATTCTACTTCTTCAACGGAAATATAAGAAGGCTTAGATGAAAGATCTGAATGATGCATGGACGTATCAAAATACGATATAGTAAACGGCAAATCTCCAAATTTACGAACCTTTCTGGCATCAGTAATACTTTCTCCAATCGCTAGGCTGCCCCAAATTGTCACAACACTAAATTGCATATTAGCTCCAGAAATCTCAATCTTAACATCAATTTCCTTACTGGATATCATCTCTCCAACAGGATCAATATCAAACAATGCCTGCAAATAAGGAGATACATCAAGAACAACCTTTGTCTTGTTAGAATCCCGGTCATCAACAAATGCTCCCTTTACAACACGAAATGTTCGATCAAATGTAGAATCGAATGTTCCATAATTCTGCAAAGCCCCTTTATTCCCAATCAAGAATGTAACTTCCCGATCTGTTTCTACAATAATCTTGTTCGGGTTAAAACAAAAACATACAGAGTCCGGATAATAGACTTTGTAACTACTTATTGTCCCTTCTCTCATCTTTATTTAAATTTATATGTTCGACTTCACTACCAAACAAAAGGCCAATCTTATCAGACATTCTCTCTATTGTTCCTTTTATCTCAGAAGAATAAATATCACTCCGTCCGCCATTCCGGAAAAGCTGCGTACCTTCTCTCGCAATCTTACGGGCCACAAGGTAAGCGAACGAATCAGGCTTCTCTACCTGGATACCCTTGTCATCCATCCATTGCCGAATGATCTTCCAGAATCCTGCCGGTACTTTCCCTCCTTTGCGTCCAGTTTCCAGCGTCCCGAATGCGCTACGCCCCCACAGAATACCGCCATCTTCCGTGACCTCTACCTTCATGCTGGCTATCGTCCTGCCAGAAGCTACCTGCTTTGCTTCCTTATGGTTCTCGATAATCTTCTGCTTCAACGCTTCCAGCTCGGAGGACACCAGCTCCATCACCTTATCCCTCAGCAGAAGTTCCATACACTATCTCCTTCACAGTTTTTGTAGGACACATCACAAATCCCCTCGTTTCCTTCAAAGGAAGCTGGATAACAATCCCTGTCACATTTACGTCCAACTTATCATAGAACACCGAGTACGGAATGTCACCCTGGACAGGCTCAAACATTCTGCTTCTGTTCACATTCAGTATAAATTCCCTAGCCAAAGATTTGCATCGTTCTATCACTTGGTCATTCTCTTCACCAGAAGAATCATGTTTTATCTTATCCATAAAGGCTATCATGCAGTTAGGAAAGTCTTTCATCTGCATAGGTCCCACATTCAGACTTCCGGAAGACGGAAGTACATACATCACAGCAGGGAGCTGCATCTTGTCAAGCCTTACATTTGCAGCCTGCCAGTTCTCAAACAGATAGGTAACACCCATCTGCTCCACTATTTTCTTAACTTTCTCTTCTACCGTCATTTCTTCTTTTCCTCCAAGATTTTTCGTAACCGACGTTCATATTTGATCTTTCTGGCATCCATATCTAAACATTTATATACACGTACCCAAGGAACATATTCTACCGCTTCATGGTCCGTTATCCCCATTCTCAGTGCAAAGTAGTCAAGCTGTCCGAACGGCCCGAAATTCAATGATTCTGCCCCGGCCTGCTTCTCCTCCGGTGTAGGAGGTACGGACGTGGAAGCAAACAGTTTGTTTATCCGCTTCACTTCCTTGGCTACCCAGAAACAGAACCCTATAACCTCGGATGCATCAGCCTTCATCACCTCACACGCCGACATTCCCAGTAGCACACGACAGGGCACCATTATAGTTTCCATTTCCGTACTGATTGACTGTAACTGCATAAGCTCACCCATGCTCATGTCATTCAAAGTATCAGGAGTCCTGACCTTTCCTACCTTCCACGGCTTATGGAGCTTTACAAGCTCTCCTTCTATACCATGGGACAAATTACCAACTACCAACAATTCCTTCACCGTCATATATTCCCAAGTTTTGCTTTAGGCCGCTTTAAAACTGGTTTAATTCTAAAAAACATCGCCATAATCAACATGTCAAGATAGTCGGGAGAGCGGCCAAGTATCTCCTTCATCTTCTCCTTGCTGATAATTCCTTTCTTCCTTGTATCCGCATCAATATGATCCTGCTTCAACACCCCAAGTTCTTCAATTATTCGCTCCTTCTGTGCTTCCGTACATACTATACGGAGAAGGCGGTTGTTTATCATCTCCGCCAGCTTGAAGGCACATTCCGATTTCAGGTTGTCATACTCAGGATTGATGGGTCGTGTTCCTCCATGAAACTCCCTGATTCCGTTCAGATAGCTTTCAAGATAACTTCCCAGACCGTCAGAGTCGGCTATCATACGGCTACGAGGTATGGAACATTCTATCATCATGTGCTTCAGGTCTGTCTCGATGGATTTCCCAGTACTGTATTCCTGATCCAGCTTGATATAGCAGACATTCCCTTTCCAGTGTCCAGCAATGAAACGGTCACGTCCCTTCATGGCAAGGTCAGCAGATCCGGAAGAATCCCCGGCAGGCTTGACAAACTCATTCGTGAACAGGTCACAGATAGCATCGTAATCACAAAGGGCTGTCGGGTCATTGTCATACTCCCAATTACCGAAATACAGACGTTCCTTGGTTACCTTATCCTTCGTATTCCGCAAACTCTCGATATAGTCCTCAGTGGCCCATGGATTATCCTGTACCAGCGCCTGAATGAAGGCATACGGTTCTTTGAGCTTACCCTCTTTCCACGGCTTATAAAAATCACGATACAACCAATTTTTCTTCGGGTTGCAGGTGATAAGTATCTTTCCTGGAATTCCATATACATCGTTCATATGTCGGCCGATACGTGTCTTCAGTACGTCAAAGGCAAGGTAATGCACCTCCCCGGCTTCTTCTATCCATCCACCGGTGTATTCCTTTGAGCCCAAACGCTCATACATCGGGTCTTTTACCGGATAATAGGTCAGGTCAATATAGACTATCTCACTTCCGTTGTCAAATGCTATCCCTTCGTTGGTTGTCTTGTATGCCGTGAAACCATGTAACTTTGCCACCTTATTAAAGGTTACGGTTACTGACTCACGGCTATCCTTCAGATTATTTCGACCGACAAACCAGCGTGTGCCTGGAAGGTAGTAAGCGCATTGCATCAGCCATTCACAGCCTAGCCATGATTTTCCACCACCTCCGGCACCACCATACAGCAGAAACTTCGTCCTGTTATCTCGAAGGTAGTTGTAAGCTAACCGCTGCTTTATGTTCACGTTCTGTCCCATATCACTTCAGTTTATCTGCTTCTGGAGTATAGGGAAGAAAGTCGAATCCTTTGAATGGTTTTCCTTGCGTCGTATGGTCCACTTCCTGCTTATCTGCCAGCCCTAGGGTACGAGCAATGATATTCGCATTGAAGGCTCCAACACAAGCCCCTTCGAACTGCTGGGTCTTGATGATACTTTCTATACGCGTTATGACTTCCATAAATTCTTTTTCTTTCCTTTCCTTGATGTTATACCACGTCTGGAGTGAAATATCAAGATATAGAACAAATCCTGTAATCGAATACGGGCGTTGTGTGGGTGACTCTTCCTTTTCCTTGGTTTTCCCTTTTGTCCGGTTCTTCACGATCAGCCACGGATGTTCGTCACACCACTGGAAATATTCACATGCCGCCTCCCATAGAGCTTCGGGTTCGGCAAACAATCTGTTTCTTCCGGTTTTGGTTCTCATTTTCCAGAACTCGTTTCCTTTCGGTGCAGCCATAATCTAAATCTTTTATTTATTGATATATACAACAAAAATACCGGATAATCCTATTACGGACTATCCGGCACGTATGTAAACTACTGACAACCCTTGTCAGCAAAAAATACAAACTTATAAATCAGGAAATATACTGAAAGCTTCCCCCATCTTTCCGCCTACTACGGAAAGGAAACGTCGCAAATCATCGTGCTTCTTTTTCACAGCAAGGTACTTTCCTGAAAGACAATATGCCTCCACGTACGCATTCGACAGCTGTGAAAATATATTCCGGAGCTTTTCTTTCAAAGGCATTCCCTTGTACGAATAAACTCCGGTCTGTATCTCTCCGTAAGGCCCGTAATCTGCACCGTTCCTCTGGCGTACCTGTAGTGCTGCTTCCTTGAGCCTCTTATTAAATTTCTGTATTTCCGCATCAATAAGTTCTTCTGCATACTTGGTGCATTCCTGCTTCTGGAGCATCTCTTCCATCTCATTAAAAGCATTGATATAGGCAATCTTGAACTGCATGGCTTTCTTTCCCGTGAAGCCCATCGCCAGCAAAGTGAAACCGTCACGAGTAATATAATACATCGGTTCCTTTTTTGAACCTCCGTTGGGTAACTCTCTGGTATAGAACGAAAGCGAAAAATTGCGCTCTTGCAAATCTTTGGTTATTTCCAAATTGGAAATAGCCTTTAAGACATCCTTGTGAGCTTTACCAAAGTATTCAGCTATTCGCAAAGAAGTTGTAACTACTTTACTGTTCTCAATAATAACCAACTGCTCGTTTCTTTCCTGAGCCGGGAATAATTCTAATGTTTTCATCATCGTAGGTCTTTATGATGTTTAGGCAAAAGAAAAACGGCTTTGCCTTTCCCGTTGACCTACACCAATGAATGGCAGGGAGAGCATTAACTTCTCCACACGGGGGTACAAAGCCGCTATATTTTTATATACAGCAATCTTGTAAGCATAAAAAATGCTCACTAAAGAAGCGAGCGTCACTCGCCATTCATTATGTAGGTCATTGCAAATGTAGGAATAGTTTTTGAAAGGACAAATAAAAAAGGCGGAAAAGATTTTCATCCTTCCGCCCATTAATAAATTAAATCTTCCGTCAAGCCTTCTTATGAGCTTTCTTCCTATCCTGCAACCAAAAATAAACACCGCCAACGATAGCGATCGCAGATACAAATCCAAATGTCATTAATGCGTACATGATTAATCCCTTTCTTTTATCCCGGACAAGATACAAGCCTACTGCCGTGGTGATATACTTGGCTATGTCCATCAGCCACTTTCCAAATATAGCGCATTAAATCTGACTACGCAGGCTTTCAAGACAAAAAATGCATTATTCTTCATCTTTTTACGCATTCCTGCACATAGACCGACGCTATCAGAAATCCCCACAATAACTTTGCATTGTCATGACAGAAACAACTGATTTATCAACCCTCAAAAACATTACTGACTATGGCTATCAATTACAGCATTGCACAGATGAAAAACCCCAATGACAAGGGGGCACCGGCAAAGTATTATGCGAAGGCACAGGCATCCGGAAGCGTTGACATCAACGAACTGGCCGAAGAAATCTCGTACTCCACTACCCTCACCGACGGAGACGTGCTGAACGTGATCCGTGCCCTGGTGAAACAGATCAACAAGCATATTTCCAAGGGTGAAATTGTGAAACTGGAGAATCTGGGCAGCTTCCAGGCGCAAATCTCCAGCGATGGCGCAGAAGCTGAAGAAGAATTCAGCACCGCCAACATCCGGAAGGTATCGCTTCAGTTCCGTCCCGGTATCGGTCTTCGCGGTCAGCTCAGCCTTGACAACCTGACGTTTCACAAAGTGAAGCCGCTGAATGCTCCGGCTGCGGAAGAGGAAGAAGGCGGTCTGGGAGCCTGATCACCGACTACCCGGCAGTGACTGCGACATTACTGCCAGGTAGTGATCCAACTACCCTGCGGTAATTAATAATTTACTACGGGGTAGTTTTTTCATTTGAATTTAGTAACTTTATAGTCGATTCTTTAACTCTTAAAAACAACACAAGCGACCCATGAATGCCATTTACCTGACCGATCTGGCCCTGCTCTATTTTCCTCACAGCACCCCGCGAAGTGCCGTTTCCCAACTTCGCCGCTGGGTGAATCTCAACTCTGAACTTCAGCAGCGTCTGACCGAACTGCACTACCAGAAAGGACAGCGCGCACTGACTCCCCTGCAACATGCCGCCTTCGTAGAGTTCCTGGGTGAACCGGGAGAATGATACCATACACAAACAGCAATAAGGAATCAGTATACTCTCTAAATAATCAGTAGGAGGAGAAACTATCTCCTCTACTGACTATACTCCCAAAAACTAAGTTTCCCTTTCACATTCATAATCGGCTTATCAAACAGAACAGCATCTTTCAGCACCCAGTTCCAGCAACCTTTCTCAGCCCAGACTGAAGGATGGTTCTGTATGCAGTCGGCTATTACCACGCTGCCGATGATAACACCTTTTGGGAATCCGTCATACGTACAGTTAAAAATCAAAGATTGAGATTTCCGCCTGATTATATCATATTGCAAAAAGCTGTATCTAAATACTGGTTTACTCGATGACGCATGTATCAGCACCCTTTGGCCGATGTACTTCTGAGGACACTTCCATGTCCGGTTCTCGATGTCTTTGATACCGTGAGCGATTAGGCTCGCCCACGGCTGTTTGATGGATATTGCTTTCATACTTCGGCCAATTTTGAACTGTTCGTCTTTTCCGAACAGTTGGCTTCAACATGGTTTGCTATCTCATTCATGGCTTCATCCCATGGAATCTCACCTAAATGTTTTAAGCAGGCATCCCAGCCAACCATGAAGGAACACTCTGCTAAATCTTTAGTCATCAGATTATCACGACTTACTCTCTTTGAATAATCGTATGCCTGTTCTTCTTTCTTGCTCATAGTCAATCCTCCAAATTGTTTTTACCGTCAAGCTCAGCAAGGGCTTGATTAAATTCATTTATCTTCCTTTCATAGTAATCTTTCCGATATGTTATAATATCCCGTTGTGAGTAATCTTTATAGAATCTGTCAATGAGATTCTGGTAGTAGAAACGTACAGGTTCTTCACAGTGATTCAGAAGAATTACATAATTGGTGTTCCGCGGATGGAAACACAGGAATCTATAATAGTTCACTACTCCGGCATAACATTCTATCAGAGGTTCATCTACCTTTAGTTCTTTTACTTGTTCGTAGTTTAATATTGGTTTCATATCCATTCCTCCATTAATTCCGGATTGTCGTAAATGTTTCCGATAACTTCGATTTTATCCCAATATTCACCTAGCCATTCCCCTAAAGGTTTTGTTCCTTCTTTAATATCACCTTTCATCATCAAACACCATGCTCCTAACTCTTCATTCCAAGTTACCTTGAACAGATATTTATCAAGGGCTGTTGTAATCTGCATGATGTCGTCTTCATATATTTCTTTCTCATTCTTATCCTGAAGTCCGGTGAACTGACCGATGGTATCATCTTTTACTACACATGAAAAGCTTTTAGGGTCAAAGTTTATTCTATAATGACCCTTCATGTCATTAGTTAGAAGACCATATACCCAACTGTTATCTTTAAGTTTTTTCCCTCTGAATTTTATTTCTCTGTTCATAATCAATCCTCCGTATTAGGTATTAAATCTTTCATATATGCCCATCGTGCCTTTGGATGAATTGTATCACAAACATCATATTTACCATAGTCCCATATTTTACCATAAACTTCAACTATTATCAATTCTCCTAATTTGGGTCTTTCAGTAACATCATGCCAAACAATGTTTATGCGCCATTCAGCCCCATCCACAAAGGCCTTATGCTTTGCCATTACTGAATTATTTTCTCTAAATCCAAGAATGCTGCCAGAATAATCTCCGGCAGCTTTTTCAATATCTTTTCTTTTCATGACTTCTCCTTTCTTCGTTGTTCTCTTTGAGCTATCTGCTCTTTAAGCTGTTCGATAGTCTTCTTCTCGAAATTGGGACACTTATACACATCTCCGTATTTCATCAGCACCAGAAGCGGGAAAAGCATCCCGTGCTTGCAGCTTCTTCCGAATGCGTCTGCATATCTACAGTCCTCACAATGTTGGTTTACATCATACGCTGCCATTTTATCCTCCTTTCCACCTATCCCAGCAGCCACCACATGACCGCCAGGAATAGGTAATACAATTTCGTTTTCATTTATTATTCAAATCAGATTTAATGCTTCAACTAAACCTTCATTCATACACTCATAGAAATCTTCTCCGTAAGCGACCTTACATCTTACTACTTTAGCATTTTTATAAACGTTGCAGCAATAATCTTTTTTAGGACTTTCTTCTCTTATTACAGGAAGTACATCTATGTTATGAATCTCTCTCAACCATTTCTGAGCTTCATACAAAGTAGGTCTTGAAAAACATTCTACCGATTCATTGAAATTTTCAGGCTCATTGCATCTCCAAACGCTTCCATGCTTGGTGTATTGAGAAAATACAGGCTCATTAAACCCTTTTTCTTTAAGCATTTTCGCACATTCCAGCGAAACGTAATCTTCTTGTTTCATACCTTCAATATTCTATCAATAAAACTTAATTGTTCCTCATACTTATCCATTAGGGCGCATTGCCTTTCAGTAGCTTCGCCACCTTCGTGGATGTCGTGGTATTTTTCATACTTTCTTTCAACTTCGCTTCTGACTTTTCCTTTCAGGATTTCAATGAGTTGCTTCACTTCGCTCTGGGTCAGGGCCAGAACGGGAAAGAGTTCTCCTGGTTCGTATGTCCATTTCATATCATTCAAGGTTTAAAGACAATTGACTATTAGGTTCTTTGTAGTCCGGATAAGCCAACATAAAAGCTCTCCGTAAGGCTTCAGCAATCTTATCACGCATAGCCTTAGATACATGATTCTTGTCGGCCTCACTGTTCATTTGGAGTATCTTGTTAAGACTGCTGTTTATTGGCTTTTCGTCAAAGAACAGGCTATACTCGGTAAATATCCGGGTACAATCCTTTGCGGCTTTCTCTTCTTCCTCATCCTGATACCTCTCTATTACTGTTTCCTGTGCTGCCCTCAAAATCCTTTGTCCACGATCACACCTGCAGCCATGCCATTCATTCTCATACATGACGGATATAGCACGTTTCTTGCGGATAGTGCCTATCTTCGCCCATCCATAATAAACTTTCAGCTTTCCCATCGTCAAATCGTTGTTACACAATCAAAATCACTTCCATACATGATATGCGCTCCACGTCTCCGGAGTTCGGCCACCAGCTGATCATTGGTATATCTGGCCAGCCGCCCATGCAGTCTGTCCTGCTTTCTTCTTTCAGCCGTGTGCCTGCTCTCACATAACCGGCATCTATTGGTGTAATGAATGCCGGATTTTGTTTCATAGGCCCGGAACTTGCTTTCCGGAAGGTTCCGGCCACACTCGACACAAACCTTCATGATGCAGCCCTCCTTATCAGTCCCATGTTACGGTTTACCAATTTGATAATATGATCATGGTAATCGCTGGTCTTGTTACAGACCGCCCTGCTCTGTACGATCTTGAAGGTCTTTAAAGAGACCTCTACCGTTTCAAGACGTTTTCCATTCTTTTGCGCTGTGAGAATAAGGCAATCCTTACGCTTGTAATATTCATTTTGATATACGCAATGGTGCATAGCCTTTCCTTCCTGATAGAACTGGGTAACACTTTCCAATGGACGGATCACAATATCCTCATCCTTGATTTCTATGCCCAGAAATGGCTGGATTCTCTGGATGAAAGAGAGGATATCCTGTTTCATTCTGGACATGCGTTCAATCCGTCTCTTCCGTTCCTCCTCGGCCCGAATCTTCGCTTCTATCTTTCTCTTTTTCTCAACCAGTTTGTCATGCTCTTTCTTCAGGTTCTTTGGGCATACATAGTGAGCATTATGTGTGTCAAGGTGGAAATAATCAAGCAAATGAAGGTAATCGTCATACATCGATCCGTCCTTAATGATATACCCGTTGCGGTTACAGATATTCACTGCCCACGGATGGGAAATTCCACCTCGATGCATATAGAAATCCAACATACTATATTGTTTTGTCTTCAGCAACATTTCCGCATACTTGCTTTCCCCAAGAATCGCACGTATCAGTCTGGCCGGAGTAACGCCATGGAACGAAGTACGAAGACCGTTCCTGTGGAGTATAGGCAGCAGCTTTACTTTCGGATATACATAACCATCTATGTCATACGAATGTGAATAGTATATATTTCCGTCCTGTTTGATGCTCATATCTGTACCGTGAAGCCAACCTCTATATCCCATATTCATAGCCTTGGCCATAACCGTTTCTTTTCTGTCTGCAGTTATCCACTGTTGGCATACCTCATCGATGAAATAATGTGTGTCACGTTCTTTTCTTGCATACTTGGCTGTGTAGAAGTGACGGAGCACCTGAAAATCTCCCGATGTTGTAACGACTGTCAGATAACTTACTGCATTATCCTTGGTCTTACGGCTAACCTTCACTTCCAACTTTTCTCCGCAGTAAGGACACTTGATGTACCCTTCCTTCTGACCAGTTACATCAACCCACATCTTTCCACATTCACTGCACCACATTTCATCCTTACAGCGGTAAGCATTATGCGGAAAACAATGCTTCTTTCCCCATCTTATCTGAGTTTCTGTTATTGCTGGCAGCTTACTGCTGAGTTCAACCACCAGCTTTTCACGTTTTGTTCTCGGTTTCATAATTCCCCAAATAATGAAAGTTGCAGACTATTATCCTCCCCTCTCCTGCGTTTCTGGACCGGCTTAGGCTGCGGTTTCGGTTGCTCTACCGAAGCAGGCTCCGGTGTTGCCACTTCTACACGGCTCTCTACTCCATCGACCTTGATGTCATCCTCATCGTAGTAGTGGACAGCCCACCCGTAGACTGTCGCATCATCGATACCAACCGAGTTGGAACCTTTGGCCAATTTCCGTGCCTGGGAGTAAATGTAATTACAACATTCCTTGATACTCTTGTTTGCTTTCTTGTAGGTCTCGGCAAAGAGCGAATCAGTCTTTGCGCGGTTTTCCAGATACGTCTGGATTGTTGTTTCAAAAGTTGTCATATTGATGTGGTTTTTGGTTAATTCATTTACGGTTCATCTTCACGTTGTAATCACAGAGGAATCTGTATATATCTTCACTCGCTATGTCAGACGGTGGTGTGTTTCCTCCATATATGGCCTTAATTGCAGCTTCTTTTCCCCCGTATGCGTTGAACAGGTCTTCAGGTTTGTAGTTGTCTGGAAGCAATGGGAAAAGCGTTCTGAAAGCCGCAAAATCAGTTCTTGCCTTTTCTTTCAGCTTTCGGATGGAATCCACCCCTTTCACCATCGCGGCCGCCGCATCCGCAATCCGGCTGTAGCTTCTGTCAACTGCAATCCGTATCTTTTCCTGTTCCAGCTTTCGGTAAGCATCACCCCGATCAAGGCAGAAGCCATGAAGAGCAACCATTATCGCCTGGTTATTTACCTTGCTCCCCCAAACAAACTGCCCACGACTCCCGTTCTTTAGCTGCGTGAAGAAAATGCAGAGTTCTGCCAAGTTCAGGAAATAATAGCTGGATAGAATGGCCAGCGATGTTTCGGCCAGCTGTGCGGGCGTCAGCTCCACCCCGGCGTAACTCAGTACTGACTGAAGGTGCCGGGTGATAATGCGCACGGAAACCGTATTCCCGTACACACGGTTCACATCGGCCAGTGTGGGTATTCCTTCATGACGGATAACATCGTCTATACTCAGGTTACAGTTCAGTTGCGCAGTGGTTCCAGACCAGCTATCGACCAATTGGGAGACTGTCAATCCAGTCCTCAAGTTCTGTTGCAGTGGCGTAAGCTCCATCGCCGCCGGACGTACCTCCCCCTCCACAAGCTGGGAAGGATGCAGAACTGCTGTCATTGTTCGTTGTAGGTTTGTTTCCATTTTGAAGTTGTTTTTCGATTATCCAAAGATTTGCCCGGCTATCCCATCTTTCGATACGGGCGCCGTTCGTGTTTTTCCAGTTCAAGGCATCAAAGTGATAGAAGAATATTTCCGCCTGCCTTTCCCAGTCCGGAAGCTTTCCTTCAAAGTAGGCTTTTATCTGGTCCAATGTGGGAGGGATAAATTCTACCTTTGCCGATTTTTTCTTCTTCGGTTTTTCTTCGGGCGGAAATAACTCGCCAGAGTTATTATTATTCTTAGTCTTATTCTTAGTCTTATTATATGGTTGTACTTTAGGTTCAAGGTTAGGTATAGGATTAGGTTCAAGGTTAGGTGGTACTTTAGGTATCAAATTTTGACACCTAAACTCACATATAACTTGATATTTCGTTTTATCCCGTTGCCCGTTTCCACCAGCTTTGAATGTTATCAAGCCCGCCTGAACCAATCTGTTTCTTGCGGTTTTCATCGAATTAACCGACACTCCCACGTCAGACGCCACCTTAGTGTCACTACGTGTCCAGCTATCCACCCAGCCTAAACGATTCGCTGTTTTCAACAAGTAAAAATAAAGCCTCGTTTCACAGCAGGTAAATTGTCAGTCTTCATCGAGGAACCAGAAGTTATTGATCAGTTCTATGTAGGTCATAACAGATACTCGTTTACTTCTTTCATAAAATCAGAAAGGGAACGGCAGACCACATACCGATTCCGGTACTTCTCGGCTTCTCTCTGCCATTCTTTCTGCCCGTCACTCTGTACCCCTTTCGGTGTCTTCATTTCAATACAGAGGGAAGCATATCCCTTTTTGGGGATAAGGAGTATAAGGTCGGCAACTCCTCTTACCACTCCCTCGTACTTCATCCTCGCTCCTGTCTTTGCATCCCTGCGGCCACCATTCGGAACTGCAAACAGAAGCAAAGCCAGGTTCGGATATTGAAGTCTGAACCATGTCAGGCAATCATGCTGAATCTGGCTTTCTGATAGCGGTGTAGTCTGCTTTCTCATATCATTACAGTTTAAGCAACCTTCTTGTAGTTTCTTCATCTATGAAGCTTGTCCATCCGGTCTCATGCAACTTGATAGCGGCTTCTCGTAGGGTAATCTTTCCACCCTCAACATTTTCTTTCAATGATTGTAATATATTTTTCATAACTTCTGGCTGAATAAGTTCATGGCCATATCCACCACGCTCTCCTTCACCACATCGTCTGTTCCGGTCACACCGTTGGCGATGTTCTTCTTGGTTTGGATCACGTCATACATATAGCGGTCAATCGTATCTTTTCCCAAGTAATAATAGCAGTTCACGTTATTTTTCTGTCCGTTTCGATGGGCTCTGTCCTCAGCTTGTTCACAATCACTAAACGTCCAGGGGAACTCGATAAATGCAACTCGGCTGGATGCAGTCAACGTCAAGCCTGTACCTCCCGACTTGTAGTTCAATATTATCAGTTTACATTCTGGATCGTTCTGAAAGCGGTCTACCGCGTTCTGTTTTTGTACTGCATTGTCATCACCCGTAACAGTTACAGCATCGGGGAACTGGCTCTTCAACTCCATCACAACTTCTTTGAGATAGGCAAAAACAATCAGCTTCTCTCCACCGTCAATCACATCATGGATGAATTCGGAGAATACCTTAATCTTTCCTCTTGCAGATATAGATTTCAAAATTCCCATTTTCACCATAACTTCACCACGCATAGCCTTGGCAATCTTGTCATCATCTGCATTCTTGTAAGTACGGAGATATTGAATTAAGTCCTGTTCTGCCTTGTCATACTCCTTACGGTTGGTGATATCCACTTCAATGTACTGACGTGACTTATCCGGAAGCTGTGTCAATACCTTAGCCTTCTCTCTCCGGAAGAAACAAGTAGTTGATAATCTCCAGTTCAATTCCTTCACATTAGAGCTTTGCTTCGGACCGGCACAAAACTTTTCGACAAAATTCTTGTACCCTCCAAAATCTTCCAGACGGCCCATTATTTTCAGCTGCTGAATCAAATCCGTATTATTGTTAACCACCGGCGTACCGGTCAACTCTAACACATATTCTTTGCCCTTGCATATTCCTTCTAAAAACTTACTCTGTTGTGTTTTGCTAGACTTGCACTTGTGACTTTCATCTATCACTACCGACCTGAACAATGAGATACGAGGGTCAAACGTGATGGAGCGCATGGTAAAGCGTGAATCCTCTTTTATTCCCTGTACAAAGAACTTTTTCAGACTCTCGTAATTGGTTATGAAGATGTCACATAGAGCCGTGCCATCTGCCTTTTTCTGTTCATAAAACCGCTGCCAACTTGACTTATTATGATCATCCAATATGATTGCCTGCTTTCCGGCAAACTTCTTGAACTCACGTTGCCAGTTTATCTTCAAAGCTGCCGGACAAACAACAAGGCACGGATACGCCTTTGCTATCGTAACCGTGCCTATTGCCTGCAATGTCTTTCCCAGCCCCGGCTGATCACCGAAGATACATCGCTTGTGTTGCAAAGCGTAGGCGATGCCTTCCTTCTGATATTCGTAAGGCTCCAACAGAAGCCCGTGGGGAATGGTCAGTTTCGGAAGATCTGGAATGGTATAATCCGTTACAGCCTTAGTAGATACTGACCGCTGTATACGGCTACATATCCTCGCAGATACGGCCCACTCTCCCATCTTATCCACATACCATTTATCTTCAAGAGAAACTCTCCATGCACGTTCATTGGGTATATAAGCCGCTTTAGGATTCTTGGCAACACTCGGAATACGGTGGACCAGTTCTTTCAGCGTTGCATGATAAGGGAAAGCTATCTTATAGCAGTTCGGGGTTTGCGTTACACAAAATGGGTACAACATAGTATTATGATGCTAATTGTGTGGTCTTGTGACGGCTGGAACTTCTGGGCTTGATTTTCTTCCCATTCACTTCTATCGTCACTTTTGAATTGTCCATTATCTTTTGGAAGGCTTCAATGTCCGGACTAACCGGAGCCGCCGTCTGCGCTTCCGGTATCGCATCAGCCTGAATATCTGCCACAGCCTGTTCTTCGAACGGAAGTTCCTGCTGTACCACCTTCCATTTCTTGTTGAAAATATACTCGTTCACTTCATAGCTGCACGACTCTATTGCCTGCTCCAGCTCAAACTGAAATGCATAGTCCTCGTTCTCATCCGTAAACTTAGTGAATGGTGCGTTCAGGTTCAATACCTTGTTGCTTTTCAGGAACCGCTTTCCGGTCAGTGTGACTCCCCTGCTGTCACCGTCACCTCCCACCGTAAATCCAGTCACCTCAAGGATGCTGTCAATGTTCTCCGGCATATCCTCCAGGAACTCCTTTCCGTCTGCCTCCTTCTGTTCACAGAGAAAAGCCATGTGGGGAACCAGCGCCTTGAAAGCGTTTATCAAGTCATTCGTCACAAGGTTCTTACCTTCGACTGTAACCGTACCCGTTTCATCCATATAGGTCGCAACAAGGGTATTATCCTTCGTTACTTTTGCTTTTGTAATATTCATTTCGTTATCTCCTGTACTTATATTCGTTAATAAACTCTTGATAATACAAGTCATCCGGAAGAGGAAGCGATATTCCCAATTCAGTTGCCGCATCCGCCTTCACCTTGTTGAGAAAGTCAGTCATCTGCAAGGTATTCAGCCGTGATGTGCTTCCGGCAACTATCGTTTCTTTTCCGTTTATTACAGCCGTCCGGCGAAGGAAAAGACTGCAGTAGTAGTCATGCACGTCCTGCTTGTCCGTTCCAGTTTCCTGCTCGATGCAAGTAAACCAAAGCCACATCAAGGCATTCTGACTGATAGTTCGTGGCTCCGTATACCGTTCGATGACAACCTTGTAACGTCCGTTCCGAAGCTGGCTGCACATAAAGTCGAAAGGTTTGTCAATCCTCACCACGCCTTTTTCCTTCACTAGAATAGCTGTCTGACTCATTGTCCAAATATCTTTTTATCAGTGATTAATTCCTTATTCGCTTCCAGAAACTCAATGAAACGCTCTACATGCGCTGTGAGCAACTTTACGCTCTGCTCGTGATTGTAGGTATAGTATTCCGGATAACGTGTTCCAGAAATGAGCGGAGTGCGGCTGGTACCGCCTTTCAAAGCAAAGGCCGTATATTCAAATGCGCTCACACTCTCCATCTGTCCTGAAGTTATCAGGCAGTAAGGATACACATGACGCTGCCATCCGTGCTCATACTTGCCGAAACTGTAGCTGCCTGTCGTCTTAATGTCATATACCACATCACGTTTCAATTCATCGATGAAGCCGTAAAGCTCCACATCGCCGTATCTGGTTGGTAGATTTGCAGATACATACAACTGACTTACTGCCCCATCGAAATACTTTGCCTGCTCAATAACCCATCTACGATCAAAGAGGAAATTCCGCATAGGTGCCAGATCTGTTTCTGGGAAAGTTACTTGTACAATGTTTGTTTCCTTATCTCCAATAATGGAATACGGAGCACGTTCACTTGGTATATGCGACTCGTTATGAATTACCATGTCCACAAGTGCATTAAAGGCCGTACCCTTGTCAGCTGCTTCACTGGCAAAGGGTACACGATTGATCGCGTCAATCAAAGACTGTTTCAATTCCGCTTCAACTTCTTCCGGAGAGCGCTTATACTCTCCGGTTTCATTGTCTATATTGAAGAAGCTTTCCACTTCTTCATCCACCCTCAGATAAGCTTCGAACTTATCCAGAAGTGAGGGATACATTCTATAATTAGGCTGCTTCATACTGCTTGCTGACTTTATTCAATTTCAATCCCAGTTCCTTGCATCGCTTGTTCAAAAGAACACCAGCCTGTATCTTACTGTCAAAAATGTGCTGCATACCTGCAAGAGATTTCGCCACATTGTTAGCCGACTCCACATCATTCACAAGTTCCACCTGCGCCTTGATGACTTCCATCAGGTCTTCATATTCGGAAGAAAGCTCCGTCTGTTTTTCCTGATACTTTGAATAAGTGTTGATAATATTCGTCATGAAGTTATTCTCTCCAATCAATTCTCCTTTGTCATTGAGAAGGGTTGGGATATCCATACGCTCTGGAAGGTTACAAGTGTTCTTCCCGTAGAACTTCTCGCAAGGATTGAAGGAGATGGTACGCTTCTTTCCGATAGCTTCCATATAACCCACCAAATCCAGCTCCTTAATCAAGTCACCGGCAGAAGAGCCACCGATTTCAGGACGGATTTGCTTTTCGTCTCCATTCTTTTCTTCTCGTTCATGGGCAACGAATATCACAGACTTGCCCATCAGGGAAACCTGATTGACAAAGTTGATAAACATGTTCTTCCGCAACCCGTAGCCTTGAAGAGAAAGCGTGCCGTCCGCTTTACGCATCTTAGGATTGTTCTGCATGATGTACTTATCCATAAAGGAAAGCATCTTACCTGCCGTATCAATCACGAACGTAGCGTAATCGGCAATCTCAGGAGACTGCATCACTTCATTGACTTCCTCCCATTTACTTATCTGTACCGTATCCACACGGTGCGCAGCGTTTACACGGTGTATGCCACCGTCAAAGTCTAGAAGAAGCGGGTGTGGAGCACTCAGTGCCAAAGTCGTTTTTCCCATACCAGGTTGTCCATAAATCATTGCTGACAAATTGGTTTTCACAATAAGCTCATTTGGTTTCTTAATCAATCCCATAATCAAAAATTTAAGTGGTTAATACTAATTTGATACCCTCAGCGGCCAGACCTCGGATATTGTGGGGCAGTCCGGAATCGAACCGGGAAGCCAATTCTGCCCCTTGTACCGCCCCACTCGTGAAGCGGTCCATAGTTAAGTCTAAATGTTGTGATACTCCTTCTCTAAGGATTCGTGAAATAAGCCGGAATCGAACCGGCTACCTTGTAATTCAAGCTACAAGACCTTTTTTATATTTCTTAGCTTTACGGGGTACACGTTCCTTCTTTCTATTGCCAGCTGCTCTACAATACATTAATACATCTGAACTATTGTAATATTCCCTTCCATTCGAATAGCGTACCCGAACAGCCCCATTCTCCACCAATTCGATTAGCTTCTTCGGTCCACCCACAATCCTTTCAGATTTCCTCTTACTGAATTCCTCCATTTCCATTTGCTGAAGAATATTCTTCAACAAGATTGATGCAGTTCCGTCATTCAGCAATGTCGTTCGAAGTTCATTATTATGCTGATAAATCATAATCGTACTCATTAATGTTATTCCTTCTCACTCTAATCACACGGGTAACTCTGGCCCTTCCCTGCAGTCTTCCAACCCTACGCATATCAATGTGCATATCCATAGCGGCTATGACAAGGAACAGGATAGAGAAGAATAGTTCCAGACCATGTTTACGAATCTCCTTCAGGTCGAAGTTGATCTTCAGCTTTTCGCATAACATATACAAGACCAATTCTGTATCTTTACTGATACCCAGCTTTCTGTATATATCACGTTTCTGCGCCTTTATAGTCCATGTAGAGCGACCAAGACAATCTGCCACTTCTTTATCTGCAAGCCCTTTGCAATATTGCTCCGCAACAAGGTGCTCACGTTCTGACAAGGTATTCATGACACACGTTTTATCTTGAACTCGCCATTCTTACGATCAATCTCCCCTTCTCGTTTCCAGTCAGCCCCTACCACACACATTTCTAACCGAAGTCTGGAAATAGTTGTATTCACTGACGATATTGAGGAAATGGGAAATATCACGATTTGCCCGACCTTCATATTCCGTAAAGTCGATGCCCAATTTTCTGTAACCTTTACCATAGCCTTATTTTTTTGATTTTAAAATACTTTGAATCTGTTCACTGATTTCTTTATCGAAAGCCTCACGGCTGTCTAGCTCTCTTGAGCGGGCTGCCAATATTGCATTAATATCTGCGAAATCATCACTGATGTTATCTATTGTTTCTTGCAGTTCTTTCATCATCCAATCTTTTTGCGATTAATAAACTTGTGATTATAAACCCGACGAATCCTATCCAGTACATAGCGGACAGGTCTTGATTAAAGTGCATTATCACTACGGATATAGCACAGAGAACTATTAGTTTTCGCATGGCTCCTCAATTTTATATCCTTGTTTTCTCAAATACATTACTATGTCCTCCTCATTGATCTCTCTCAATGTTTCATCAATTCCAACATTCTGGATCAGATTACTTATACCATAATAGGATATCGTATCTTCAATCGGTATCATCTTCAGCAATACCGAAGTTTCAATGTCTTTATATGCGTGCATAGTTATTGTTTTTAATTCAGTGCCCTGATAAGCTCTCTCTGCTCTTCCCACCGGAGTTATCAGCTACTGTTCTTCACTGCATGACCGTTCAGGACATATAACTTAATCTACCGCTGCTGCCTTATGCTCATATCATCGCAATCGGTTGCTTTCACGGCTTGTTCTTCGCCTCTGCTATGATGTATGTTTCGGTATTACCTCACTGCCATACTGCTTACGGCGCCAGCTACTTTTACGTGCCTGGAACACGACTTCATTTTTGAGGGTTAAGTCTCCCATCCCGAATTAGCTTATCATCGGTTTAGCTGGTTCCCTATCTCCACATTAAAGGGTAGGCTCTGGGCCAGATAGGGAGTTGTTATCCTGATCAATCTCCACAATATTTCGAACCTAAGTAACCGGAAGTGTTATCAGGATAGATGTCTTCAGCTTTTACTCCTGACCAATCGTAGGTAATCACTTTCTTGTTGGCTGATTTCAATCCTGAGAACGGCTCACTTTTAGCTGCCGCACTCATTGCAAACTGCATCTTTGCCATTCTCCATGTTGATTTAAGGACTTCACCGAAAGTCTTGCCTTTCTTTCTAGCAACATACTTATATGTTCTCCAAGCATCCTTCAT